ATGACCAGGGCTGAACTCTTCCGACTCCTGCTCGTCGCGGCGGATGCGCCCGGCTCGCTGTTCGACCACGCGGAGGTGTCGCGATGGCCCAAGGGGGCGCTCGACGACCTGATGAGGTCGCACCTCGTGCGCCCCGCGCAGACTGGCCTCACTGCGCCCTGTCCCCACTGCGACGACGGTCACGTCGAGACCGTGACGGTCGTCGAGTCGGCGGACGACACGGAGAAGCCGCGTTACTTCATCTGCTGCCCCGAGTCGCTCAAGGTCGAGATCGACGAAGCGATGTGCCGTGGCTGGGCTGTCGATCTCGACGGCCTCGGTGCAGCGCTGGCATCGGCCCTTGCGGTCTCCACGCCGAAGACGGTGGTGCCTGGGCGTTTCTGGCGGCTGGGCCGGATGCAGTTGCGCGACACCACGCGCGAGGTCGTCTTCGCGGTGCGGCTTGCCGAGGACGACGCTGATGCACTGATGCGGCACGTCGGTACGGGCGGCCGGGCCGTCGTGTTCGTCCCGCACCGACTGCCGGACCGGAGCCGATGGCCCGGGCGAGCACCCGCCGTGATCTCTCTGCACGACGTGGCCGCGATGGTCGACGACAACGTCGTGCTCGACCCGCAGGCTGTCATCGAGGCCATCGATGAGGCGGACCGCCTCGCCGAGCTCGCGGGCGGCGTGTCGCTCGACGCCCGCGGGAAGAAACTTGTCCGCGCGCAGGTCAAGGCTGAGATCAAGGGGAACTTGACCGACGAGATGCTGGTGGCCGCGTACCAGCTGCACGGCTCGTTCGACAAGGCTGCCGACGCGCTCTCTGAGCAACTCGAGACGGACATCTCTCGGGACAAGGTCTGGCGTGCTGTCCAACGAGCCAAGGAAGCTGGCACTTTCGAACCCGCCGAGGACTCCGCCTCGGTCGGCCGGTCTGTCGCGTCGCAACCCCGCGACAGAGGAAAGAAAATCGAAAGGTACAGCAAGTAGCGATGCCTCAGGGGTTTAGGTGTATCGAGCGTCGCGTCGCGTTCACCGCGAACCCGCGATTTCCGCGACACCGGGCCCTGCGTCCGAGGCCGGTCGGCTCATAACCGGCCAGTCACGGGCGCACCTGTGCATCCCTCGCGGCGTGTTGCCGCGGCGCAGTCCTTCGCGTGCGGTCCCGTGACTGGTTGGCGAGCAGACCTCCGGCCTCGGAGGTCCCATGACCAGCCGCAGCGACATCGTCAGCAACTCTTTTGCCGCCAGCCTCATCCGCCGCAAGGCGCGCCAGCTCTGCCAGCGCCCCGGCTTCAGCCGCTCCGACGAGGACGATCTGAAGCAGGGCATGCGCCTGTACCTGTGGTCGGCGTCCCGGCTCTTCGACCCCGCCCGCGGAAACGTCGAGAGTTTCATCGTCACCGCGCTCCGCAGCTGGATGGACATGGAGGTCCGCCGGCGTCGCGCCGAGATGCGCTTTACCGGCGTCGAGGCCATCTCTCTCGACAGCACGATGGTTGATCGCGGTGACGGCGACTGCTCTCCCATGAGCGCCGAGATTGCCGCCGACCAGGCCAATCGGCGATTGGGCCTGGACTCGCGTGACCTGGCGAGCGACCTGGAGTTCCGCGAGTCGCTCGCTCTCGTGCACGCGCGGCTCACGCAGGCGGAGCTGCGGTTCATGCGGGATGTCGTGGATCGCGGCGTCGCCGGCGCTGCCCGCAAACGCCGCATTTCTCGCCGCCAAGTCCTCGTTCGCCTCGCCTCGATCCGAGAGCGCTTTGCTGAAAAGCGGGCAGATGACTCTTCCGCTGCATAGGGAACCACCAGAGGCCCATGCGTGGGCACGCTGCGGAACCGTCGGAGCGGAGCGCCCGGCCCATCCCCTCCCCCCCTGGGCTGGGCGCTCCGCCAACCGGCGGCTCGACGGATTCGGTCCCCACTCGGAGGAGCACACCATGCGAGACACTCGGTTCAGGTTTGAGTTCGCGGCTGACGTGGACGTCGCTGAGGCGCAGGGCACGCTCTGCCTGTCGCTGTTGGCGGCCGAGGGCCTGCACGGCGATGCCAAGGTCCGAACCGACGTGGCGTACTCGGTTGATCCCGTCCGCTCGGAGATCCATGTGAGCGGGCGCGGTGTCACCCTCGACCACGTCGTGCAAATCTTCACGTCCCTGCTGACGCACGAGTTCGGCCGAGAGGCGTTCCGCGTTCGCCGCGAGCTGACTGCCGAGCCCGCGGCGGCTGCCGCGTGACTCCCGCACTCCCCCTCGTCCGCCTCGGCCAAGGCGCGTTCACCTGCGACATCTGGCCCCACGACCTCAATCCCTCATTCCTCAAGCACGGAGACCCCATGCCCGCAACCGCGATTGCCAATCCCCACACCCTCATGAACCAGATCAGCAAGGGCCGCAAGGCCCGCCCGCGCCGCGTGATGCTGTATGGCACGCACGGCATCGGCAAGAGCACCTTCGGCGCGATGGCCGAGAAGCCCATCTTCGTCCCCACGGAGGACGGCCTGGCAGACATCGACTGCGAGAGCTTTCCGCTGGCCCGCAGCCTCGGCGAAGTGATGGCGGCGCTCGAGTCGCTGTACTCCGGCGACCACGACTACCGCACCGTCGTCATCGATAGCCTGGACTGGCTCGAGCGCCTGATCTGGGCCGAGGTGTGCGCCGACGAGAACGTCGAGAACATCGAGAAGATCGGCTACGCCAAGGGCTTCTCATTTGCCATCGACAAGTGGCGCTCGGTGCTCGGGGCGCTCGACGCCCTCCGCAGCGACCGCGGCATGACCGTGGTCCTGATCGCCCACGCCAAGATCGAGAAGTTCGAGAACCCCGAGACCGTGCCGTACGACCGCTACTCACCGCGCCTGCACAAGCTGGCGTCGGCGCTGGTGCAGGAGTGGGCCGACGAGGTGCTCTTCGCGACGTACAAGGTTCACACCGTCAAGGTCGACGAGGGGTTCAACAAGGCCAAGCACAACGGTGTCTCGACCGGCGAGCGAATCATCCGCACCGTCGAGCGCCCGGCGCACGTCGCCAAGAACCGTCTGGGCCTGCCCGATGAGATCCCGCTGGACTACCGCGTCTACGGCGCGTTTGCCCGCGGGGAGAATCCCTTCGCCGACGCCTCTTCACCTGCCCCCACCACCGACAACGCCGGCGCGGCCTGAAAGCCGCCGCCGTTGTCTATCCCTCATCCGTCCATCACCGATCGCAAAGGAACTGACCCATGGCCACGCTGAACAACTTCGACGCCAACCAGGTTGACCCGTCCGTCGCTCTCGATCCGCTCCCCGCGGGCAAGTACCTCGCCGTTGTCTCCGAGTCGGAGCTCAAGCCGACCAAGACCGGCGGCGGCAAGTACCTGCAGCTCACGTTCCAGATCATCGACGGCGAGTTCAAGGGCCGCCTGGTCTGGGCCCGCCTCAACCTCGAGAACAAGTCCGAAATGACGGTCAAGATCGCTCGCGGCGAGCTCTCGGCCATCTGCCGCGCCATCGGCGTCATGCAGCCCAAGGACTCGGTCGAGCTGCACAACGTCCCGCTGGAGATCAACGTCGGGCTGAAGAAGCGCGACGACAACGGTGAGTTCACCAACGTCATCAAGGGGTACGCCAAGAAGGGTGGCGGCGGAGGCGGCGGCGCTGCCGGCGCTCGCGCGCCAACTGGAGGGATCCCGCCGTGGAAGAGGTGAGCGACGACATCATCATGGACGATGAGGGCAGCGAAGTCGCGTACGAGCTGTCCTATCCGCCGAGCGTCAACCACTACTGGAGGCACGTTGGCGATCGCACACTGATCAGCCGTGCCGGACGCGAGTACCGGCAGCGGATCACGGATGAGCTTGCGCATCAGGGTGTGACTGCCGCTGGCGGGTCGATAGCGCTGTTCATCAGCGTTCATCCGCCTGATCGTCGCCGGCGGGATCTCGACAACATCCTGAAGGCCCTCCTCGACGCGCTGCAGCATGGCGGTGCGTACCAGGACGACAGTCAGATCGACTCACTCCAGGTCGTGCGCAGCAAGCCGGTTCCGGGTGGCAAGGTGATGGTGGAGATCACGGAGACTCGGTCGTGAACCAAAAGGTCTATGGACTCGTCGGCTCAACGCGCGAGTGCCGCACGCAATCTCGAAGCGATCTCGTCCTCATCGGGCAGGCCACCCTCGTACATCCGGCAGCCCATGCTCGGGGCCGTTGGCACCGGAAGACCGAAGAGGTCGCGACCACCTACAAGCGCTGTCGGCGTCGGGTATCCACGACGCAAGTCTCGCTCGGGCAGCGCCTCCTGATCGACGTACACGACGTGAACGCCGCCCACGCGACCGGCAGCGGACTCGATGCGACTGAGGAACTCGGGCGTGTTCGGGCAGTCGGTGAAGCCCAGCACTTCGACTTGAGTCATGGCAGCTCCCACCTCGGGGGCGTTCGGCGTGGTGCTGCACGCCGAGAGCAGCGCAGTCACGAGCGTCAGAAAGAAGACCTCCACACGCATCGGGTGACTATAGGTTCCGGCGATGACCGCGGGGGCATCTTCTGATGCAGTTGCGTCCCTATCAATCCGAAGCCATCGCTGCGGTGTACGAGCACCTGCGGACCCGCGACGACAACCCCTGCGTGGTCATCCCGACCGGCGGGGGCAAGACGCCGGTCATCGCCACGATCTGCCGCGATGCGGTCGGCCAATGGGGCGGCCGCGTGGTGCTGCTGGCGCATGTGAAGGAGTTGCTCGAACAGGCGGCCGACAAGCTACGCGTCATCGCGCCTGACGTGCCGATGGGCATCTACTCGGCGGGCCTGAAGCGCAAGGATCTGGGCTACGCCGTCACGATCGCGGGCATCCAGAGCATCTGGAAGAAGGCGTGCGACCTCGGTCCGGTCGATCTGATCATCGTCGACGAGGCACACATGGTCCCCGCCGAGGACGACGGGATGTACCGGCAGTTCATCGCCGACGCCAAGGTCGTGAACCCGAACGTCCGGATCATCGGGCTGACGGCCACGCCGTACCGCCTCAAGTCCGGCTCGATCTGCGCCCCAGAGAACATCCTCAACCACATTTGCTACGAGGTTGGGGTCCGGGAGCTGATCGTGCAGGGGTTCCTGTCGCCGCTCAAGACCAAGGCGGGCCTGCAGAAGATCAGCACCGACGACCTGCACGTCCGCGCTGGCGAGTTCGTCGCCAGCGAGGTCGAGGACCTCATGGACAAGGCGGGGCTTGTTGAGGGCGCGTGCGCGGAGATCGCGCAGCACACCAACGACCGCAGCGCCACGTTGATCTTCTCCTCGGGCATCCGTCACGGCCAGCACATCGTCGATGTGCTCAAGACCAAGCACGGCATCGAGTGCGGATTCGTGACCGGCGACACCCCCGACGGCGTGCGTGCGGCGATCCTCGGCCGATTCCGTTCGGGTGAGCTCAAGTACCTGTGCAACGTGAACGTGCTGACGACCGGCTTCGACGCCCCGCACATCGATTGCGTGGCGCTCGTGCGCCCGACCATGTCGCCTGGCCTGTACTATCAGATGGTGGGCCGGGGCTTCCGGCTGCACCCGGGCAAGACTGATTGTCTCGTGCTGGACTTTGGCGGCAATGTGCTGCGCCACGGCCCGGTCGACGCCATCCGCATCGCCACCGACGATCGCGGCGACGGCGAAGCGCCGGCAAAGGAGTGCCCCAACTGCCAGGCCCTGATTGCGGCGGGCTACCAGACCTGCCCGCAGTGCGGCCACCAGTTCCCCGAGCCGAACAGGCAGCAGCACGAGGCCAAGGCCAGCACCGAGGGAATCCTCTCAGGGCAAACCATGCGCGAGGAGCACCGCGTCAGCGAGACGACGTACCACGTGCACTCCAAGCGCAGCGACCCCTCCGCGCCGCTGACGATGCGCGTCGAGTACCGCGTCGGATTCAACCGCTACTTCCGCGAGTGGGTCTGCTTCGACCACACCGGGTACGCCCGGACCAAGGCCGAGGCTTGGTGGCGTGCCCGCTCGGTTGAGCCGGTGCCTGGCGGCACGGAGGAAGCGGTCGAGATGGCCAAGGCCGGGGCGCTCGCGCCGACGCTCTCGATCACCGTCGAGAAGAAGGCCGGCGACCAGTTCGAGCGCGTCACGCAGCACGTGCTGGGAGACAAGCCGCCGCGGCTGGACAGCGAAGAAGGCCTGCCGGACCGGCCGCCGGAACCCGCGGGCATGACGTACGGCATCCCCGAAGACGAGATCCCCTTCTGATGAGCGATGGTCTTTCCATTCTGCTCGAGTCGGCGCGGACGTATCTCGCTCGCGGGTACGCGGTCATCCCTGTGCCGGCGCGGAAGAAGATCCCCGTGCTCAAGGGGTGGACGGACCTGCGCCTATCCGAGAGCGACCTGCCGGCGCACTTCAACGGCACCGGCAACATCGGCGTGCTTCTCGGCGAGCCGAGCGGGTGGCTCGTGGACGTCGACCTCGACTGCGAGGAGGCGGTAGCGCTCGCGCCCAAATTCCTGCCGCCGACCGGCGCGATGTCCGGGCGACCGGGCAAGCCTGCGTCGCACTGGTGGTACGTGTGCGAGGGGATGAAGACCCGGAAGCACCAGGACCCGGTGTCGAAGAAGATGATCGTGGAGCTTCGGAGCACCGGGGCTCAGACCGTCGTCGGCCCGAGCATCCATCCCTGCGGCGAGCCGTATGACCCGCTCGACGGCGAGCCCGCCGTGGTCGACGCCGGGGAGCTGGCCGCCGCCGTCACGGCGCTGGCAGAGGCCGTGACCGAAGCCCGGCACGGGCGCAAGGAACGTCCACCTTCACAACCAGCGGCGCTCGGAACGCCGACTTGCCCAGCGGGCGACGCCCTGCTCCGCCGCGCCGCGGCGTACCTCGACCGCATTCCGCCGGCGGTCTCGGGCTCGGGCGGACACAGCCAGACCTACGCGGCGGCCACGGCAATGGTCCACGGTTTTGGGCTCGACCCGGAGGCTGCGTTCAACCTGCTGTGGGATCGGTACAACCCTCGATGCCAGCCCCCGTGGTCGGAGAAGGAGCTTCGGCACAAGGTCAGCGACGCGGCGAGCAAACCACACGATCGTCCGCACGGATGGCTGCGCGACGCAGGCCCCTCCGAAACCAGTGACGTTGATCTGTCTGGATTCAACCCCGAGTCGCGGCGCGCCGTCGTCGATCGGCCCCGCTCGGAGCGTCCGCCAGATCCGGGTCCGTTCCCCGATCATCTTCTCCGCGTGCCCGGCTTCATCGAGCAGGTGGTGGCGTACAACCTCGCCACGGCGACGCGCCCACAGCCGGTGCTCGCACTCGCGGCCGCCATCTGCCTCCAGGCCGTGCTCGCGGCCCGCAAGGTGCGCGACGAGCGCGGCAACCGGACCAACGTCTACTGCGTCGGCGTAGCGCCCTCAGGCGCTGGCAAGGACAACGCCCGCAAGGTCAACAAGAACATCCTTTTCGCAGCCGACCTAGTCGAGCACGAGGGCAACGAGGACCTGGCGTCCGACGCGGGGCTGGTCACCGCCGTGGAGGCCGAGCCGGCGGTCCTGTTCCAGATCGACGAGTTCGGCCGATTCCTCCGCACCATCGGCGACCCCAAGAAGGCCCCGCACCTGTTCAACGTGCTGACGGCGCTGATGAAGCTCTACAGCAGCGCCGACACGGTCTTCCGCGGCAAGGCCTACGCCGACAAGAAACGAAACAAGGTCGTCGACCAGCCGTGCGTCAGCGTCTACGGCACGACCGTCCCCGAGCACTTCTACGAGTCGCTCACCGCCGACAGCCTCAGCGACGGGTTCATCGCACGCCTGCTCGTGTTCGAGTCGGCCGAGACGCCGGCGCGACAGCGGGCCAAGGCGTTGAGTGTCCCCGAACCTCTGAAGCAGGCGGCGGAATGGTGGGGAGCGCAGCAGCCCGGAGGCAACCTCTTCAAGGAGCACCCCAAGCCGATCGTGGTCGAGACGACGCCGCAGGCGGGCGAGGTGTTCGATGCGCTCGCCTCAACGGTTGACGCCGAGCTTGGCAAGCCCGATGAGACGGGTCGCTCGCTGTGGGCTCGCGCGGAGGAGAAGGCGTGCCGCCTGGCGCTGATCTACGCCTGCTCCGCCAACGCCCAGAAGCCGGTGATCGACGAGGACGCCGCCCGCTGGGCGTGCGACCTGTCGACCTACCTCACGCGGCGGATGCTCTACATCGCCCACGAATGGGTCGCCGACGGCGTCTTCGACGCTCGGCAGAAGCGCGTCGTCCGAGTGGTGCGCAAGGCGGGTGGAAAGATCTCCCGGAGTGAACTCTGCCGCAAGACGCAGTGGCTGACCCAGCGGGAGCGGCAGGAAGTCATAGACAACCTCCTGGAGACACAGCAGTTGCGGCAGGAAGAGGAATCCTCCTCGACGCGACCGAAGGTGGTGTACGCCCTTGCCTGAACCGGATCTTTCAATCTTTCACGTACTCACCGCGCGCGTACGCGATACGCGCACGCGTGGGCACGCGCACGGGCGGAAGGGAGGTATTGAAAGATTGAAAGATCTCTCTCTTCCATCATGTACTTCCCCCCTCCCGCCCCATCGCGCCCATGCAGGTCGCGTGCCAGGTTGCGCCTACCACGAGCCCAACAGCCCGAAGCCGAACGGCCAGGCGGCGGATGGCGTTAGGTACTTCCCGGGCGGGGACGCGAGGCTTGGCCCGCGGGAACAGCCGCGAGATGGGACAGAGTTTCTTTCGAGTGTCCGAGCACATGCGGAGGCTGCGAATGCATGGATGCACTGATGCAACAAGCGTGGCGCAAGGCGGCCAGCCAGATGGCCAGCAAACTCAGAGCGGACGCTCGCAACGGCGCGATGCTGGCATCGCCGTGGCCCCGCGCGGCCCACAGCATGGTGGTCGGCTGGCAGATCCGACTCAGCCAGCCGCCGACGTGTCCGCGTCCCAGACGTTGGCGTCCGACATGGGAAGTGTTCGCGCTGTTGGCGGTGCAGAGCGCAACCACCGCACTGCAGCACGGAGCACGATCGGCGTGGCACAAGTGGGCAGCGTCCAGGGTGACCCCGACGCGTCGGTACATCCCCAAGCGCGACCGTCCACATGCACCCCGATCTCAGCCCCCGGAGTCCTCGAGCTGCTGAAGCGCCAGCAGTATCTGTGCGCACTCTCCGGGCGTCCCCTCACTCCGGAGTCGGCGGCCCTCGATCACATCGTTCCCGTTCGCGTCGGCGGCCAGCACATCATCGAGAACGCTCAGGTCCTCGACAAAGACGTGAACCGTGCGAAGAACGCGCTCACCAACGCCGAGTTCCTTGCGATGTGCCGAGAGGTTGTCGGCTGGTGCGGGGGTGGCGACTCTCCCAATCCCGGCGGTCCCAAACACCCTCCGAGTGTGAACCCCGGCATTCCGGCCCCGAGCGGCCCCGTGGCGGGGTTGGTACGCCTCGCCGCCAATGACGCGACGTGGGCCAACGTGGGCGGACACGTGGCCAACGGGAGAGGCCCGTAGCGAGCGGGAATCGGGGCGTTGAGCGCCCCCGGACGGGCCCGACTGCCCGAGCGATCCAGCCAACCAGCGATCCAGCCATCCCCACCCCCCGGACCTGTCGCATGTGCGGCGGGCCAGCCCGACGCCCCACGCGCAGGCGCTTGTTGCCGCGCGTCTCAACGGAGATCGCTGTGAACATCGAGACGCTCCCCATCGACGCGGTCCACGAGTACGACCGCAACCCCCGCACCATCAACGACGCCGCTATCGACGCGGTCGCTAAGAGCATCGAGGCGTTCGGCTTCAAGGTGCCGATCCTGATCGACGCCGACGGCGTGATTATCGCCGGGCACACGCGGCTTCGCGCCGCTCGGAAGCTCGGGCTGAAGGAGGTGCCGACGATCCGCGCGGACGACCTCACGCCGGACCAGGTCAAGGCGCTGCGCATCGCTGACAACAAGGTGGCGTCGCTCACCTCGTGGGACATGGAACTGCTGCCCATCGAGCTGGCCGACCTCAAGGGGGTCGACTTCGATCTCGCGCTGCTGGGCTTCAGCGCCGAGGACCTCGCGGCGATCATGGCTCCCGCTGGCACCGAAGGTCTCGTCGACCCCGACGATGTGCCCGCGCCGCCGGACGCCGCGACGACGGTGCCCGGCGACATCTGGGTGCTGGGCAACCACCGGCTGATGTGCGGCGACTCGTCGAAGCCGGAGGACCTGGACCGTCTGCTCGACGGCCAGCCGATCCACCTGGTCAATACCGATCCGCCGTACAACGTGAAGGTCGAGCCGCGATCGAACAACGCGATCGCGGCCGGGCTGTCGTCGTTCACCGCTACGCAGCGGAAGGACGCCAGCGCTGGCGACCAGCAGTCGGCGGACCTGCACCGCTACCCCGAGAAGTCCAAGCCGACGCACAAGAAGCTCCGGGCCAAGGACCGGCCGCTCGCCAACGACTTCATGTCGGACCAGGAGTTCGACCGCCTGCTCGCGGCGTGGTTCGGCAACATCGCCCGCGTGCTCATCCCCGGCGGTGGCTTCTACATCTGGGGCGGCTACGCCAACTGCGGCAACTATCCGCCGGTGCTCAAGGCGATGGAGTTGTACTTCAGCCAAGCCGTGATCTGGATCAAGGAGCACCCGGTCCTGACCCGCAAGGACTTCATGGGTAATCACGAGTGGTGCTTCTACGGCTGGAAGGAGGGCGCGGCGCACCGGTTCTTCGGCCCCAACAACGTGCCCGACACGTGGAGCATCAAGAAGGTCAACCCGCAGAGCATGGTCCACCTGACGGAGAAGCCGGTGGAACTGGCGCGGCGAGCGATCGAGTTCTCATCGCGGCCGGGCGAGAACGTGCTCGATCTCTTTGGGGGGAGCGGCTCAACGCTCATCGGTGCGGAGATGACACGGCGGCGTGCGTACCTGATGGAACTCGACCCGCTGTACTGCGATGTCATCGTGCAGCGGTGGGAGAAGTTCACGGGCCGCAAGGCCGAGCGGCTGCCAGCGGAGGTGGCGTCGTGAACGAGCGTCGCGTGCTACTCCGAGAGCCGCTTCATTGCCTGTCCGAATCGGGCGTTCACGCGCTGCAGCGAGGACGCGACGCGCTCGCTCCGATCATCCCCGGTGAGCGCTTTGACGTACTCGCGGTAGATGAACGCGCGGTCCCGGAGCTTTCCGGTGGTCACGCTGAGGATGCCCGCATTCTGGAGAACCGCGATCGACCGGCGTGCCGTGGGAGCGCTGGCCTTCAGGAGTTCCTGGATCAGCTGCGCGGTGACCACGGGGTGCTCGGGGAGAATGTCGAAGAGCTGCACCGCGCCGAGTGTGGCTCCGGGGAGCCTTGCGAGTCGCTTGCGATCCTCGCTCACGAGCGCGGACAGCCGGGTCGCCACTGCGACGCCGTCGTCTGCAGCGACGCGCACGCACCTCAGGAAGAAGGCGGTCCAGCCCTCCCAGTCGCCGTCGGTTCGAACGGCCGCCAGACGCTCGTAGTAGGCGGCCTGCTCGCGCCGGATCGCCGCGCTGATGTAGAGCAGCGGTTCATCGAGCACGCCCCAGTGCTCCAGCAGCAGCGCGATGAGCAGCCGCCCGATGCGGCCGTTGCCATCCAGGAACGGGTGGATCGTCTCGAACTGCACATGGGCCAGGCCGGCCTTCACGAGCGGATGGATCGGATCACCGCTGTGGATCCAGCGGTCGAGTTCGTGCATGGCATCCGCCACGGCGTCTGGCGGGGGCGGAACGAAGCGGATCGAGTCCGGCCCGCGTCCGCCGATCCAGTTCTGGACCCTGCGGAGGTTCCCCGGGTCCTTGTTGGCCCCGCGTACGCCGCGCATCAGGCGCTTGTGGGCTTCGCACAAGAGCCGCGCACTGATGGGGACACCCTTGGGGCGTGCCAGCTCGCGACGGGCATAGGTCAGGGCGGCGACGTAGTTGCAGACCTCCTCGACATCGTCGGGGCGGTCGCTCCGCTCGGTCGCCTCGAACTCGAAGACGTCCTCGAGCGTCGCCTGGGTTCCCTCGATCTGCGAGGAGATCAGCGCCTCTTTGCGAACGAAGCCGTAGATGAACCAGTCGATGCTCGGGACCAGCTGGCCTGCCAGTCGCAGGCGTTCGATGGCGGCCTGCGCTTCCTGCAGCAGCGGCGCAACCGGCCCGGCGAGATCCAGCGGGGGGTTCGCAGGTGGCAGCGGCGAGGGCAGGAACGCGTCGACGGTCTTTCCGGCGATGGCGGTGGGTCGGTATGTTCCGGTGGTGCGGGGCATGGCTATGAACGTCGGCGTTCTCTGGACGGAACACTAGGAACGTCGGCGTTCCTAGTCGAATCGGCTAAGAAAAGGGACGTTCTTTGCGGCCAACCCCTGCTCTCACCGCAGAAACGCCCCGGCCGGGGGCCGGGGCGGGCTGGCGCTCGTGCATGGGCACCCTCTTCAGGGCTCGTCGAGGGTCGGCAGCGGGCCGTCGGTCGCTTCGTCCCATTCGAGGGCGTAGCGCTCGGCGATGTCCTCGAGGTCGTGGTCGGTCAGGTACTCGGCGGTCTTCCGCTCCTGGCACGCGGCGACGGCCCGCGCAAGGTCCGTCCACTCCTCGATGGTGAGCATCTGGTCTTGGCGTGCGCCGAGCAGGTAGAGCGCGGCTTGGAGGACGACTTCGAGTTGCGCTTCGCGGTTGGGGGCGGGCGTCGCGTTCATGGCTCAGGCTCCCTTACCCGCCACGAACACCCCGCGCTCGTGCTTCTTGAAGCGTGCGGCCGTGCCCTTGGCGGCGATCTCGCGGATGATGGCGGCGTAGAGCGTGGCCTCGGGGGTCTTGCCGCCGGGCGAGCGCCACAGGCCCTTGGCCTCCATCGCGGCGATCATCTCCTTGGCCCGCATCGGCACCTCGCTCGCGGCGAGCACCTGCGCGGCCGCGTCGAGCGCGCTGACCCGCTTGGGCTTGGGCTCCTTGGCGGGCTTCGGGGCCTTCTCGACCTTGGGCTTCTTCCCCTTGGCGGCCGCGGCCAGGTTCGCGTTGTTGGCCACCTCCTTCTCGCTGGGGACCTCGTGGTCCTGCTTCCCGCCTGCGAGCCGGTCCTTGATCTCCGCGAGCGCCGCCTTGCGGAGGCGCTCCGTGCTCGACGCGGCGGCGTCGGGCTTGCGCTTGGGGATGCGCTTGCCGCCCGGGCCGACGGCTCGCTTCATCGCGGGGGTGCTGCTGGGCTTCTTCGTCTTCGTGCTCATGGTCATCTCCGGACTCGGGGTTGCAACCCCCGTCGCACGATGCGGCGGGGAAGCGTGGCCGTCGCGGTTCCCCGCGACGCCGCGTGCGGGTGTTCAGCGGCTCTGCACGATGCTGATCTGGAACTCCGAGCCGTCCCCCATCCGAAGCACCAAGCCCTTGTTGCTCGTGAGCAGTTGCGCGCCGTCGAAGGTGTCGGCGTGGGCCAGGCCCTCGGCCTCGCTCACCATGTCGCGGGCGATGTCGGCCAGCGCGATGTCGTCGTCCTCGCCCTCGGTCTCTTCGCGGGCGTCGAGGAGGTTCTGGATCAGGGACAGCAGCGTGTTCTGCAGGTCGGTCTCGTTCATGGTCGCTCTCCTTGGGGAAGCGGGCGTTCAGCAGCCCGCGACGCGTTCGATCTCGTTGAGGACGTCGTGGACCATCGAGTTGGTGGCGGCCGCCTGTCCCCAGCGGTCCCGCCCGTAGACGTGCTTGGCGACCTCAACGGCCTTCGCGTAGCGGTCCTCGCGGCTCTCGTCGCGGCGGAACTCGGCGATGACCTTGTCGAAGCGGTCTTCCGCGCGGCTCATGCGGACCACGCTGGCGGCCGCGCCGTCGTCCGTGGCTCGAACAGTGATGTCTTCCTCGTGCCCCTCGATGACGATGTGCTTGATCTTCATGGCGTGTCTCCTTGGCGGTCGTTACTCGGCGTCGTTCAGGAAGGCCTCGACGTGCTCGCGATCCATCCCGCTCATGAACCCGACCAGGTCGATCAGGTCGCTGCGGACCTTTCCGAGGTCGCCGGTGCGGCCCCAGTTCTTCGGGTCGGCCTTGGCCGCCTCGGCGTGCTTGTCGAGCTCCATCTGCAAGACGTCCATCAGCCGGGCGATGTCGTTCCGCCGGGTGGCGTACATCTCGGCGGCGGTCGGTTGCTGGGGGGCGGGCGTGCGGTTGTGCTTGCGTGCGTTCATCTACTTGCTCCTATGCGGCGGCGTGCTCCGGTGAACAAAGAAGCCCGCATTTCGCGGGCTTCAGGTGGTCGGCAGTTCGGGGTTGCGAGGGCTTGTTGGGGCCTCTTCGCGTGCGGCCTCGCGGGCCGCGTCGCTCCGCCCTTGGCGGTAGCCGGTATGCAGTCCCTCGCGGTACCCGGCCTCGAAGGCGTGGCGGACCAGGTCGCGGATCGACCACACCGGGATCTCGTGGAAGTCGAGGCTGTCGCTCTTGCGGGTCTCGAGCGTCTCCAACAGCAGTTCGACCTTGGCCCATTCCATCTCGGCGTCGAGAGCCTTCTGCTTGCTCATCCCGTCGAGGCTGGTCTTGGTGGTCTTCTTGGCGTTTCGCGGGGCGTTCATCGTCGTGGTCTCCGTCGCGTGCGGGGGTTTGGTTCTTCCCGCTCGCGTGTGACACACATTGGCCGGCTGATGGGGAACAGGCAAGGCGTTCAGCCTGCATTTCTCGATGATTCTGCGACATGTGGGCAACTGCGTCCGCGATGTGGGCAACTGTGCGCGGGAGGTCCGCGATGACTCCCGAACACGCGCCTAGTCCCGAGCCTGCACAGGGAATGTCCCGGCTCAACCCCGCCGCGCTTGGCGTCGCGGATGCCGCCCGCGTGCTGACGCGGATCGGGGGCAAGCCCGTAACCGAGGAGATGCTCCGCGCCGACATCGATGCGGGCGCGCCGACCAACGCCAACGGGAGCATCAACCTCGTGCACTATGCCGCGTGGCTCGTGAAGGAGATGTCCGTGGGGGGTGCAGGTGGCGATTGACCCGCGCCAACTCAAGCCCGGCGAACTCGCGCGGCTGCTCAACAGCACGCCGCTGGGCGAGGTCATCAGCGAGCGGCAGCTCCACCGGCATCGCACGCGCGCGGGATTCCGCGTCGCGGCCGACGGTGACGCAGGCAAGGTCGACCTGTTCCGCTACGTCGCATGGCTGGTGACGACGCGGCACGAGGCGCTGGCGGAGGCTGCACGAACGCCCGAGGGGCTCACGGGCTACGAGGCGATGAAGGAGCGGGCACGGCTCCGCAACGCGATGCTCTCGCTCTCGGGGCGAGACATCGGTGACCTGCCTGCGGTCGCGGACCCCGCGCGGCGTGCGCGGGCCGCGAAGGACTTCCGGTACTTCTGCGAGACGTACTTCGGGCAGACGTTCCATCTGAGGTGGTCCGACGATCACCTGAAGGTCATCACCAAGATCGAGCAGGCGGTGCTCGAGGGCGGACTGTTCGCGATGGCGATGCCGCGCGGCTCGGGCAAGACCAGCCTGTGCGAGGTCGCGTGCCTGTGGGCGCTGCTGTACGGGCACCGCGAGTTCGTGGCGCTCATCGGCTCGGACGAGGAGCACGCGGCTGGGATGCTCGAGTCGATCAAGGCGGAACTGGAGAACAGCGAGATCCTCGGCGCGGACTTCCCGGAGGTCTGCCATCCGATCCGCTCGCTCGAGGGCATCCACCAGCGGGCCTCGGGCCAGCTCTACCAGGGCAAGCAGACGCACATCGGCTGGACGGCCCGCGAGATCGTGCTGCCGACCATTCCCGGCTCGGCGGCGTCGGGTTCGATCATCCGTGTCGCCGGCATCACCGGGCGCATCCGCGGCATGAAGCACAAGCGAGTCGACGGTGTCAGCGTGCGTCCCTCGCTCGTGCTGATCGACGACCCGCAGACCGACGAGAGCGCCCGGTCGCCCTCGCAGTGCGCCAACCGCGAGCGGATCCTCGCCGGTGCGATCCTGGGCCTGGCGGGGCCGGGCCGGAAGATCGCCGGGCTCATGACGCTGACGGTCGTCCGCCCCGACGACCTGGCCGACCGCATCCTCGACCGCGACAAGCACCCGCAGTGGCAGGGCGAGCGAACGAAGATGGTGTACTCGTTCCCGATCGCCGATCGGCTGTGGGCGGAATATGCCCGTCTGCGGGCCGAAGGGCTCAAGGCTGACCGGGGTGGGGCTGAGGCGACCGCGTTCTACAAGGCGCACCGTGCGGAGATGGACGCCGGCGCGGTGATCGCCTGGCCGGAGCGATTCAATCACGACGAACTGTCGGCGGTGCAGCACGCGATGAACCTGCGGCTGCAGAACGAGGCGGCGTTCTTCGCCGAGTACCAGAACGAGCCGCTCCCGGAGGTCGAGGTTGCCGACGACCTACTCAGCGCCGACCAGATCGCGGCCAAGGTCAACGGCCATGCCCGCGGGCTGGTCCCGCTGGGCTGCTCGCACCTGACGATGTTCGTGGACGTGCAGGGCAAGGCCCTGTTCTACGTCGTGGCGGCGTGGGAAGACGACTTCACGGGCCACGTGATCGACTACGGCACGGAGCCCGACCAGAAGCAGGCGTACTTCACGCTCCGGGACATCAAGCGGACGCTCGGGGCCGCGTCGGCTCGGGCCGGCGTCGAGGGGGCGATCTACGCGGGGCTCGAGCGGCTCGTCGAGGCGACGGTGGCCCGCGAGTGGCGGCGCGACGACGGGGCGATGGTGCGGATCGACCGCTGCCTGATCGATGCCAACTGGGGATCGTCGACGGATGTGGTCTATCAGTTCTGTCGTCAAAGCCCACACGCCAGCGTGCTCACGCCGAGCCACGGTCGGTACGTCGGAGCAAGCAGCTTGCCGTTCAGCGACTACAAGCGCAAACGCGGTGAGCGGGTCGGGCTCAACTGGCGGGTGCCGGTGGTGACCGGCACGCGCGCCGTGCGGCACGTGATCTTCGACACGAACTTCTGGAAGTCGTTCGTGCATGCGCGGCTCGCCGTGCCGATGGGCGATCCGGGCGGGCTGTCGCTCTTTGGACACAAGCCGGAGCATCACCGTCTGCTGTCGGAACACCTGACCAGCGAGTACCGCGTGCGGACGGAGGGCCGAGGACGCACGGTCGACGAGTGGAAGCTTCGGGTCGAGGGGCTCGACAACCACTGGCTGGACGGCCTCGTGGGCTGCGCGGTTGCGGCGTCGATGGAAGGGGCGGTGCTGTTCGGCACGGACCAGAAGGTGGTCGCGCGGCCACGGCTGAAGCTCTCGGCTTTGAAGGAGCGGACGCGATGAAAGCAAAGCCGCCGCCAAAGCAGGATGCCAAGCCCAAGGGCATCGTCTGCCCGACCTGCGGCTGCTGTCACTTTGAAGTGGTCTACACCCGTGCGACTCCAACTGGGACGATCCGCCGCCGGCGGCAGTGTCGCCACTGCGGGCGACGTGTCACGACCAGCGAGCGCCTCGGGGCATGATCGCTCACTCGGTTCTACCGGTGGAACAGATCGTCGAAATGTTGATGCGAAGCGGGCAGATGGCCGCGCCGCCGCATAGGGGACACCTAGAGGCCGCGCTGTGCGGCCCGTGAGGTGAACCCGTGGCCGACCCCGCCCCCAACCTCGAGCAGGCTATCCGCGACAACGCGTCGCAGCCCGCGAAGGCGTCGGTGGACGGCCAGTCCGTCGAGCAGCACCCGCTGAAGGACCAGATCGAGGCCGACCGCTACCTCGCGTCCAAGGACGCCGCGAGGAAGCCCGGCCTCGGCATCAAGTTCGCCAAGATCGTCCCGCCCGGCTCTGTCTGACCCGCCATGCTCAAAGCCATCGCCAACATCATGAGCCGGGTCGCCCCCCACCGCGGAACTCCCGCCGACTCTCCCTCCCCGGCGTCGCGCCCCACCGACCCGCACGGACGCGGGTCGCGTCGGGGAGGCGGCGGCCGTCGCGCGGTCTTGGCCAAGTTCGACTCGGCCCAGACGACCGCCGACAACCGAAAGCACTGGGCAAGCGCCGACGGTCTCTCGCCCAACGCCGCCGTCAGTCCCGAGGTCCGCCGCGTCCTCCGCAACCGTGCCCGCTACGAGGTTGCCAACAACTCCTACGCCAAGGGCATCGTTCTCACGCTCGCCAACGACACGGTCGGCACCGGTCCCAGGCTCCAGATGCTCACCGACGACGCGACGGCCAACCGGCGCGTCGAGGTGTTCTTCGAGGCGTGGGCGGCGGCGATCGACCTGCCCGGCAAGCTCCGCACCATGCGGATGGCGCGCGCCGAGAGCGGCGAGGCGTTCGGGCTTCTGGTCAGCAGCCCCGGCATCGACTCGCCTGTGAAGCTCGACCTTCGGCTGATCGAGCCCGAACAGGTGGCATCGCCACATCTGCCGTGGACCCGGGGCGCTCGCGCGGTGCCGAGCGAGGCCGACGGCATCGTGCTCGACGCCTACGGGCTCCCCGCCGCGTATCGCGTGCTGCGCCACCACCCCGGCGAGGCCAACAACTGGTCTGGTCCCGGGGTCGGTGCAGAGCCCGCGTTCGACACGCTCCCGGCCAGCAGCGTGCTTCACTACTTCCGGCCCGACCGGCCCGGGCAGCTGCGCGGCGTCCCGGACATCACCCCCGCGCTGCCGCTGTTCGCGCAGCTCCGCCGGTACACGCTCGCGGTCATCGCGGCCGCCGAGACCGCCGCCGACTTCGCCGCCGTGCTCTACACCGACGCGCCGGCCAACGGCGAGGCCGATCCGCTGGAGCCGATGGACGAGGTCGAACTCGAGAAGCGGATGGCGACGGTGCTTCCCGGCGGTTGGAAGCTCGGGCAGGTCCACGCCGAGCAGCCGACCACGAGCTACGCGGAGTTCAAGCGCGAGATCCTCAACGAGATCGCCCGCTGCCTGAACATGCCGTTCAACGTCGCGGCGGGGAACTCCTCGGGGTACAACTACGCCAGCGGCCGCCTCGACCACCAGACGTACTTCAAGAGCCTGCGCGTAGACCAGCACCACCTGCGGCTCGCGGTCCTCGACCGCCTGCTCAGGGCCTGGCTCGACGAGGCCGCGCTCGTCGAGGGCCTGCTCCCGCAGTCCATGCGGGTGCGCGGGGCGGCGATGCCGCACACCTGGTTCTGGGATGGCGTCGAGCACGTCGACCCGGCCAAGGAAGCCAACGCGCAGGCCACGCGTTTGACGAACCACACCACCACGCTCGCCCACGAGTACGCCCGCCAGGGGCGCGACTGGGAGGACGAGCTCCGCCAGCGGGCCAAGGAACTCGCGCTCATGGCCGAACTCGGGCTCCCGGTTGCCGCGATCGCTCAGCAAGAGTCCGCCCCGGGGCGCGACGAGGAACAGGAGACCGAAGCCCATGCCGTCTGACACCATCGCCTTCAACGACCATCCGCTCGTGATCCGCGCCCACAAGGCCGCTGATACCGACACCCCCGCGCCCGCGCACAAGAGCTTGTCGCTGACGGCTGAGGCGGAGTTCGAGTTCATCGCCGCAGCGGGCGGCGACGCCGGGGGTGGCACCGCGCTCCCGCGGTTCCGGATGGTCGCGTACACCGGCGGCCCGATGAAGGTCTCCGGCTGGCGGCACCCGGTCGTCATCGACCTGGCGGGCCTGGCCATCCCCTCGCAGTCCCGCCCGATCCGCTTCGGGCACGACGCCGCCGCGGGCGTCGGTCACACCAGCGCCGTGACCGTCGAGGACGGCAAGCTCGTGGCGTCCGGAGTTGTCTCCCGCGATACGCACGCGGCCAAAGAGGTCGTGGCCTCGGCCCGCAACGGGTTCCCGTGGCAGGCCTCCGTCGGAACCAGCGTCGAGGCGTTCGAGTTCCTCCGCGAGAACCAGTCCGCCACCGTCAACGGCCGCGAGGTGCAGGGCCCTCTCAACATCGTCCGCCGCGCCACGCTCGGCGAGATCAGCTTCGTCGATCTCGGTGCCGACGGGAGCACAACCGCCAGCATCGCGGCCTCGGGCGACGCCGCAGCAGCACCTGTGCAGGCGGCTCCCGGTGCTGCGGCGGCGGGAGCGACCGACGCGAGCAACCCCGGCAATCCGAGCAACCCAGTCATGGACCTGCGGGCCCAGATGGCCGCCGAGACCGACCGGATCAGCGCGATCCGACGTCTGTGCGCCGGCCAGCACGGGCAGATCGAGTCGCAGGCGATCCGCGATGGGTGGGATGCCACGCGCACCGAACTCGAAGTCCTCCGCGCCAGCCGCCCGAAGGCTCCGGATGCCCCTGGGATCCAGTCCCACGGGCGGGGCCCGGTCACCCAGAAGGTGCTCGAGGCCGCGTGCATCCTGTCGGGCCGGATGGAGAGCCCCGAGAAGCACTGCGAGGAGCGGGACCTCGAGGCCGCCAGCCGCGCGTTCGGGCACACGCTGGGCCTGCAGGAGCTCCTCCTGCACGCGGCCTGGGCCAACGGCTACACCGGACGCACGTTCCGCGACTGGCAGGGCGTGATGGACGCCGCCTTCGGGCGCGGCATCGAGGCGTCCGTCGGCGGCAGCACGATCAGCATCGCGGGCATCCTCTCCACGGTCGCCAACAAATTCCTGCTCGACGGCTTCTACAGCGTCGAGCGCACGTGGCGGAACATCTGCGCCGTGCGCAGCGTCACGGACTTCAAGACCGTCACCAGCTACCGCCTCACCGGCAACGACGGGTACGAGAAGGTCGCGCCCGGCGGCGAGATCAAGCACGGGACGCTCGGAGAGGAGTCGTACTCCAACAAGGCCGACACGTACGCCTTGATGCTGGCGATCGACCGCACCGACATCTACAACGACGACCTCGGCGCGATCACCTCGGTGCCGCGCAAGCTCGGCTCCGGCTCGGGGAAGACCATCAACGAGGTCTTCTGGTCGGCGTTCATGAACAACGCCGCGTTCTTCAGCGTCGCCAACAAGAACTATGTCACCGGCGCAGACACCGCGCTCGGAGTCGACGGCCTGACCAAGGCCGAGGTCGCCTTCATGGACCAGGTGGACACCGACGGCAAGCCCATCGGGGTCCTGCCGCAGATCCTGCTGGTCCCCACGGCGCTGTCGGCGATGGGCAGCCAGCTCTTCAAGAGCCTCGAGCTGCGCGACAACACCGCCGGGGCGAAGTACCCGCTCACCAACCCGCACCAGGGCAAGTTCCGCGTGGAGGTCAGCCGCTACCTGGGCAACCCCAAGTTCGGCGGCAACTCGACCAAGGCGTGGTACCTGCTGGCGGATGCGAACGACCTGCCCGTGGTCGAGATGGCGTTCCTCAACGGCCAGGAGTCGCCGACCATCGAGACCGCCGAGCAGACGTTCAACCGCCTGGGCATTCAGATGCGCGGGTACCACGACTTCGGCGTGGCGCTGCAGGACCCGCGCGGCGGC